TTTAAGGCCAGACACGCATCGAACATTGCAAAGGGCAAAATGTCGGCGGCATATTGGGCTGACCGCACGAAGTGGTAGCCCTTTATAGCAAAACATAAATCTGGTATTATCAGCAAAACAGGAGAGTTTTATGGCATACGGTAAAAAGAAATCAGGCGGCAAGACCAAAACAGGCAAATACTGTGGCGGCAAGTAAAGGCTTATATGCGAATATTCACGCCAAGAGAAAGCGCATAGCCGCTGGCTCAGGAGAAAAAATGCGTAAGGTTGGTAGCAAGGGTGCGCCAACCGCCAAGGCGTTTAAAGCGGCGGCTAAGACAGCGAAGAAGAAAACAAAGGCGAAGGCATAATGGCACAAATGCCCCAGATGAGGTCTATCGGCTTGCTGGACGACCTGTCCCCAGAACGGCAAGCTCAAAGACAGCAAGACGTTTACATGGGGCTATTGCAAGCCCCCGCCTACGGTGCATCAATGATGCCCCTATCTGGTCTGTACGAAACCACAGGCTTAATGCCAAACCCCGCAGACCCCTCTCAGCGCCTACCGTCAACTGCAGAACTTATTAAGCAGGGTGATATTGAAGGGCTAGGGTATCAAGGTCTTTCTGTTCTTGGCGATGTTATGTATGCGGCTAGCCCGATTGCTCCCTTTCTCGCTCCAATGGCGGCGGGTGTAAAAGGCGTTAGAGCAGGCAGGCTTGCTCAACAAGGTCAGTCGCTGGGGCTACTCGATGAAGCCGAAAGAATTGCTGTTACAAAAGAGCTTCCTTATGTAGGCACTGAGGATTTTCCTTTAGAGAATCTTTTGGGTGAAAAAATTGTATTTATACCAGCCGACAGAATGAGAACAGGGCAAGTTTATCAGGGCTTGTCTGAATCGCCTATTGAGCGCCCCGTGCCAATGAAGGGTGGGCAAAAATATGGGACAATGAGAGAAACTCAAGAGCAAGGTTTGGGTTTTGCTTCTTTGTCTCCTGAAATTGCAAAAAGAATATCTCAGTCAGGGGCAAAGTACGGAATCATTGGGGCGATGGATGCCTATTCTCAAATATCCAATAAAGACATGGCAGACATTATTGCCCAGCAAGTTCAGTCTTACGGAAGGTCAGACAGAATAAGCCCAGAGAATATGACGGCTCTTACTGAACGAATTAGAAATGTTGGTAGGAAAGCTCAACAAACGCTTGACGCAAATAAGGCGGCTGGCAAAAAGGCTGGCTCAGGTGTCTCCGATAAAGCGAGGCTTGCAAATTTACCTGACTTAAACAGCCAAGATATATTTGACTGGCTGGGTAGCCAAACATTTGAGACGAGAAAGCAGTTTGGTTTAATACTTAATCAAGCTGGTTCTAGGGAGCTGGGCGCTCCTTCAATCGACAGGATTTTGTCAGAAACCATAGACCCAGAGCAGGCAGGCGCACTGGCGATGCAGGGCAATGTACTTATTAGGCTTGAAGGCGAAGCCCCAATAGACGTTGCCGCTGAGGGGGGTATTCCTCATAGGTCATACCCCATAGGTATTTTAGGAGAGCCTGTTGCTCAAATAAAATACGGTGTGCGCGGGGAAGATTTATTTTCCGATACTGTTGCAACTTGGTTGGAGCAAGGAGGGCAACCCTCTAGGCTTCAAAGAATGATGAGCATGAAACTGCCAGTAACAGAGGTTACTGGGGAAAAACTTGGGTTGTTTCCAACGGGCGCTCCAGAAGGCATCAAGTCGGCTCGTCAAGCGAATCTTTTGGTGGACTTTATGAACGGTAATTGGCGTTCTACTGTTGAGCCAGTTAATGTTGGTGGTTTGGGCGCGGCAGAAATCCGAAGGGCATATCAAAATAACACTCTTTCAGAAACGCTTACACCGTACTCCGAAAAGGCGTTAAAGGATGGGGCAAAGGACGGCTCTTTAGTGTTTTATGGCTTGGGCAGGGGTGAAAAGGCTAACGGGAATAGTGGGCAAATTTACTTCGGATTAAAAAAGGGGATGGACTATAACACAGATTTCGGGTTAAATAACCCTGAGCTAAGTCCAGACGATATTGCTGTTGTTGGAGTAATGAACAATGAGCTGGGTCAGGCAGGTGCGGGTTTGGGCGTTCCTACTTCGATGCTAAAGGCTATTGAAGAGGGGGCGACAGTATTGGATGCGTATGCCGTTCCTAGCAAAGCAAACCCTAGCGGGTTTTTGCCTGAGTATTACAGGCAGTTTGGGTTTAGAGAAGTTGAGCGTGTACCATTTGATGAAAAGTATGTACGCAATCCTGAATTTGGAGGTAGCGAGAAAAAATACCAATCCCTCCTTAAACAGTGGAGACAATCCGGCTGGGACGAGGATATGGGTATGCCTCCTTTAGTGATTATGAAATGGAAGGGTAACGATGCAAGTAGACAAAACACAGTTCGAGATTATGTCGAACAAAGTGCGGGACGTTTTGGGAGAGAATCTGCTGGATTTGTCTCCAGCGCAAGAAGAGGTGTTGGAGGACGCTCTGGTGCAGATATTCAAGCGCAGAAAGGGACAGGCCAGCAAGGTGACGGAGGACGAAATATTGGGGGCTTACTCGGTGATGGAGTCGTTCTATCCCCAAGATTCGCTAGAGCTATCGGAGAGGTTTCAAGCCTTACAGACACTGAGCGCAGAGCGCTAGGGTTATTGGAATAAGGAAAGTAAAATGAATTTATGTGAACATTGCCCATACCCGCATCGGTGCGGAGCGCAAAAGCGCTGTATAGCCTATAAAAAGGACGGCGTATCTGTTACATTACCAGAGCCTGTATCCCATCCTGTAATTACAAGCAGTGGTATTGGCATGACAGGCAAAACCAAATCAAAGAAAAAGGCGGCTAAGAAATGAACTACGGTAAAGGCAAAAAGGTAAACATCGGAACACCTGCTCCACGCCCTAGCTTGGGTATGCGGAACGAGATGGCTATCAACAAGGGTATGTACCGCGAAGAGGGTGGTCAGATGGTTGCCAACATTCCGACACCTAAGCGCCGTCCAAAGAGAGTTTATAATGGCGTGACAGGGAACTACTCAAGCGATAAGTGATGCAAGTAGTTCGGGTAATGAGAAGGCCACGCCTGCCCCGTGTGAAGCAGGTGGAAGAAGTGGCAGAAACATACGAGAGATGCTCTGGATGTGTCTCTCGCAAGATGTGTGACGCGCAGACAAAGTGCCTGCATGGCGCAAAGGCAAAGCCAAAAGGAAAGAAAAATGCCAGAGCAAATGGACGAGTATCAGCTTAATAGCATCGTTTCGTCTGAGATACGCGACAGTCTGAACCACTTTGACCAAGAGTTCAGCCAAGAGCGTATTCGCGCTATGGATTTCTATCTTGGCGAACCTATGGGCAATGAAGTCGAGGGGCGCTCCCAAGTTGTCAGCACAGAAGTTTCTGACACCATTGAGGCTATCATGCCCAACCTTATGCGCGTCTTTACAGCCAATGATAAATATGTGCGCTTTAATGCCAGAACTGCCGAAGATACAGAACGCGCTGAACAGATTTCCGATTATGTGAACTACGTCATCAACCACGACAATCAGGGGTACAAAATCCTGTACAACTGGTTCAAGGACGCGCTGATGTTCCGGCTGGGCGTGGTGAAGTATTACTATGACGAGCAAGAGGATGTTCGTGAGGAAGAATACGAAAACCTGAATGAGACTGAGCTAGCCGCCCTTCTTAGCAACCCCGATATGGAAGTTATAGGCGTTATCGAGGAAGAGGCTGGCGCATACGCTCAGGACGAGATGACTGGCGAAATGATGCCAATGGATATGTCCTACAGCCTGAAAGTTCGGGTCAAGGAAAGTAAGGGCAAGATACGCATTGAGAACGTACCGCCCGAAGAGTTTTTGGTGAACCGCAGAGCCACCTCTCTTGAAGAGGCGCATTTCGTGGCACACCGCACCGTTATGACTGTTAGCGACTTAGTGGCTATGGGTTATGACAAGGATGTGGTGGAAAAATATGCAGGTTCTTATAGCCTTGATGTTGATGAGGAGCGCTCCAACCGCTTCCAAGACTTAGAGGCAAACACTGGCATTGATGCCGCTGACCCTGCACTGGCAGAGGTCATTTATTACGAGTGCGTGATGAAGGTGGATTATGACGGCGATGGCATTGCAGAGCTACGCCGGATTTGTGCTATTGGCGAGGGTGCGGATGAGATACTGCACAATGAGCCATTTGACCATGTGCCATTTGCGGTTGTCACTCCGATTATGATGCCGCACCGCCTTATCGGCAGGTCAATCTATGACATGACCGAGGACTTGCAGGTTATCAAGTCTACCCTGCTTCGGCAGTATCTAGACAGCGTATATACCAGCACCCTGCCGCGTATGGGCATTGTAGAGGGTCAGGTAAATATTGATGACGTACTGGACGGAACTGCTGGCGGTATTATCCGTATGCGTCAGCAGGGCATGGTTCAGCCTATCACTGGCACACCCGTAGGCGGTGAAGTCCGGCCTCTGATGGACTACATCGACAATTTGAAGGAACAGCGAACTGGGATGAGCAAGGCTTCGCAAGGTCTCGATGCCAACGCCCTCCAAAGCACTACAGCCTCAGCTATCAGCGCAACAGTTCGTGGCGCTCAGGTAAAGCTGGAGAGCTATGCGCGGACTATGGCAGAAACTGGTGTTAAGGACTTGTTCCGAGGCATCCTACATTTGGTGACTAAGTATGACCAGAAACCGCGTATTATTCGCCTTCGTAATAACTTTGTGCCTATCGACCCTAGAGAGTGGCATAGCGAGTTTGACGTTGTGGTGCAGGTTGGCTTGGGTACGGCTGATGACGAGCAGAAGATTGCGTTCCTTACGCAGATTGCTGGTAAGCAAGAGCAAATCCTGATGCAGTTGGGTGCTAACAATCCTGTGGTAACTATGTCGCAATATGTGAACACCCTGCGTAGCATTGCTGAGATTGGCGGCTTTAAGGATGCTGACCAATTCTTTAATAGCCCAGAGCAAATTGCTATGATGGAACAGCAGATGGCGCAACAGCCACAGCAGGGCGACCAAGCGGCGCAGGCAGAAATGCAGGCCGAGATAGCCCTGAAGCGTGAGCGCATGATGATGGAAATCGAGCTAGAGCGCGAAAAGATGCAGATGGAGCTAGAGCTTCGCAGGCAGGAATTAGCGGCAGAGGCAGAGCTAAGACAGCTAAAAGCCTACACTGACGCAGAGATATCAACCAACCTACCGAGAGGGTAAAGAGATGCCAGTAACAATTTCAGGCGGCACACTTTCAGGCGGCACAACAGCAACTGGTGGCGGCGACACTGGTGGATATGATGTTTTAGGAACGGGCGCTGTCAACGACCCTACCCGTGGCGGTCAAGTTACCCTTGCCGATATTAGCGGTGGTGATTCAGATGACCAAGCGTATGTTGATGCGATAAGGCAGAATGTTGCAGGTCAAGTAGCTCTTTCTCAAAATTACCGCGACATGGTAGACCAAGGCAGAAATATTGATTATCAAAGTTATTTTGACCTAGCTAGGCGCGGCGGAACTATACCAAGCCAGTTTGGTAGTGGCGGCAGTGCTTTTGGCTCTGCTTTTAACCCATTGAGTTTTGGGGTTCTTGGACAGCTTGGTAAGTTCATAGGGCAATATAGTTCTCGTAACTTAATGGAAGGTTTGGAAAAGGGATATATTCCTCAGTACAACGCGATAGGACAGATTGTCGGTACGTTTAACCCAGAGACAGGTCAGTACGGGGCGGGTACTGTTCGTTCTCGCATTGACCCTAACAACCCGCGCAACACAATATTAGATGCGCCTACTGAGCAGGGCGATGATAATCCGCCTATGATAATGGGTGGTGGTGATGGCTCTACAGCCCCTGAAGTTGCCCCAGAAGTGTCAATGATATCTCCTGAGTTGCGCTATCCGGCTGGCGGCACTTACCCAGAGGAAGGTCAATTTATTCGCACTGGCTTGCTGGATATAGCGCCAACCACTTACGGCGGTTTGCTGGCTGGGTATGACCAGCCACAGTTTGCTGAAATGAATGTAGGGTTTAGACAGCCGACAGACGTTGGTTTGTTCGATGACCCGTATGATGTAACAGGATACAGCTTAGTATGAACGAAGGTAAAGTCAGGGAAAGTATGGAGCGCGGCGAAAAAGCGGCGGCGTTATTACGAAATGAATTATTACAGGAGGCATTTAGCCAACTTGAAACAGACTTTATACAGGCGTGGAAGGCGAGTTCTGTGGAAGATTCACAAAACCGTGAACGGCTGTATATGTTATGTCAGAACTTGTCAGCCCTCAGAGGATATCTCGAAGGGGTGGTTACGGATGGCAAACTGGCTAAGGCGCAACTAGATGAGTTGCAAAACCGTATAAAATTTGAGAAAAGGTAATAGTTATGTCCAATAACTCGCAAGAGACTGGAAGTTTATCAATTAATGAAGCAATGAATAGCCTATTAGCAACGCCCCCTGAAGAGGACAAGGCAAGTGATGGGCGGCTAGGAGAAGAGGCAGAAGCCGAAGCTCCGACACTGGAAGCAGAGGCCGAGACAGAGGAAACCGAAGAGGTTGAGTATGTCGAGGATGATGAGGACGGTGAGTATGATACTGACGAGGTGGAAGAAGAGGAAGAGGTTGAGCAACCTGATATTTACACCGTCAAAGTAGACGGCGAAGAATATGAGGTCACGCAAGACGAGCTTCTGAACGGATACCAGCGCCAGCAGGCATACACTAAGCGTAGTCAAGAACTTGCAGAGCAACGAAAAGCGTTTGAAGCTGAAGCGCAACAAGTGGCTCAGATGAGGGATGTCTACGCACAGCAACTTGAACAGTTGTCTCAGTACAACCAACAGATACTCAGCGAAGCTGAACCTGATTGGGATGCTTTACAAAAAGAGTACTCGACTGAGGAGTTGTTCCTGTACAAGACAAAACTTGACCAGCAAAAAGAACAGGCTCGTCAGGTGGAGGCAGAGAGACAGGCAATCGCTCAACAGCAGGCTCAGGAGCAACAGGTACAGATGCAGAAGCATCTTGCCGCACAGAGGGAAGAAATGCTGAACCGCATCCCTCAGTGGCGTGATGAGGATATTCGCACAAGTGAGCGCGAACAAGTCATCAAATACGCTCAACAGAGTGTAGGATTTTCGCCACAGGAGATAGCCAACGCATCTGATGCACGGGCTATCGAATTGCTTTATAAGGCGTGGCAATGGGATAATCTTCAGTCGAAGAAACCCGCCGCGAAGAAGAAAGCAAGCAAAGCTCCAAGAATGGCTAAAGCTGGACAACCTAAGACAAAGGCTCAAGTCGCAAGTCGTCAAAGACAGCAATCCCTAAAGAGGCTCAATAACGAGCGTTCTGTGGATGCCGCTGTTAATTACTTAATGGGTAACTAGCTAATAGAAGGAACTTAAAAATGGCTACACATACCACTCAGACCGCCGTTGGCGAACGCGAAGATTTGGCAGATGTGATTTATCGCATCGACCCAGATGAAACACCAATCTTTTCTGCCCTGAAGAAAGAAACCTCTAACGGTATCTTCACTGAATGGCAGGTACAAGAGTTAGCCGCCGCATCCGGCACTAACTACGTCAATGAAGGTGCAAATGCTACATTTGCTACTCCAACTGCGACTGCACGTTTTGGTAACTACCACCAAATCTCAGTCAAAGACGTTGCAGTATCCGGCACACTGGAAGCTGTTGATAAAGCAGGCCGTGACCGTGAAATGGCATACCAGCGCGTTCTGAAGTCATTGGAACTGCGCCGTGACATCGAAAAGTCAATCGGTGACACAGACGTAGCCCGTGACGGTTCAGACCCTCGTAAGTCAGCTTCACTGACTTGCTGGATGACAAACGGCTCAGTTGGTGCAACTGGTTCATTCGCAACTGGCGATGGCACAGACACCATCAGTAGCGGTACGGCTCGCCCGTTGACACTTGCTCTTATCGAAGATGGGATGCAGGACGCATGGGAAGATGGCGGTTCACCGAAGATGCTGGTAGGTTCTGCAACCAACCGTGCAAACTTCTCAGACCTGTCAGCCACTGGCAATCTGGTAAGCAACGATGTCAACATGACAGCGGCAAAGGCAACAACATACGTTGGCTCAACCTCTGTTTACCTGACAGACTTCGGAACTTTGGACGTTGCTCCATCACGCTTCATGGGCAATGACCGGATGTTCCTGATTGACCCAGACTTCGCATCACTTTGCACCCTGCAAGGCCGTAACTTCGCTGAGAAGGACATTGCCGCAACAGGTGACGCGGAAAAGATGCAGTTGATTACTGAGTGGTCACTGAAGGTGCAAGCACCAAAGGCACACGCTGTAGTTTACGACCTGAACGGTTCGTAAATACTGAAATAAAAGAGAGGGGCAGGCGACTGCCCTTCTCACCTTTCAGGGGGCATTATGGACAGAATTATTAAATCAGACCCGATTACTGGCACTCAGGTCAAGATGAAGCAGGGACGCTACGGCGACACAGTTATTGAGCAGAGCCAGACTTTCGACAATCTGCTGAAGATTAACAAGCACATGGCTGACGATTGGCGCTATGGGCAAATGACAGGCACACAGAAGCACATGGCTCATGTGGCGGAAATACCAAATGTGCTGTATAATGAGCTGGTGCAGAAGTTCGGTAAGCCTGCTGAAAACCCGAAGGCTTGGAAGCAGTGGCTTAACAGTAACGAAAACAGAGTGTTTAGAACAGGCGGCGGTCACTTATGAGCATTGCTAATTACGCAGAATTGCAGTCGGCTGTTGCCAACTTTATGGCACGGTCTGACTTAACCACCCAGATACCTGACTTTATTCAGATGGCTGAATCACGCATGAGCCGTGAGCTAGAGACACGCGAACAGGAAAAGCGTTCTCAGGCCACGCTGGTTGCTGGCGATGAGTACATCTTATTGCCCAATGATTTTCGTGAAGTGCGCGAGGTAAAGATAAACGCCTCACCGACACGGGTGCTAACCTATTATAGCCCGTCTGCTCTGGACAGTATGTACTCCTCAAATGGGCAGGGTATGCCAGAGGGTTACAGCATTGTGGGTCTGGAAATGAAGATGCGCCCAATACCAGACGCGGCCTATACTCAGGAAATTATTTACATTGGTTCACTGCCAAATATCAGCCCCACCACTACGCCAATATTGTTCACTAGAAGCCCCGATTTGTATTTATACGGTGCGCTGGCAGAGGGTTACGCCTACCTTTTGGATGAGGCTAGAGCCGCGCAGTATGACCAGAAATTCACCCGCATCTTAGAGGAGATTAAGGTGGACGAACAGAGAAGTCATTACGGTACAGGTTCTCTGCAAATTAAATCAGCCTATTCACAAGCAAACGCACAAGCGGAGAGATAAATATGTCTGCAATGAGTGATTACCTAGAGAATGAAATTCTCGACCATATCCTCGGCACTGGTGCTTATACCATGCCGAC